ATCCTGATCCTCCATATCGTCATGATGAGACGAAGTGATTTCTTCAAAGAATTTCCTGGCATCCTCAACGCTGCGAATGACCGTCAACATCACCGTATCGTTATGGCTGCGCACCGCATAAAGCACCTGCTCATCCGGGTGCGCAAACGCCCGAAAATAATCAGCGGTATATCGCACGCCTTCGATCAAAATCATTTCACAGCCCTGAAGCGTATATTCCCGCTCGATGCTTAAAGGCTTTTGTTCTACATGCGGCATGGGTTTGACCAGATTATTCATGACTCACCTTCTTGAAAACAGTTTTAGTGACTTCGAGTGCAACAGGCGGTTGCGTGTGCCCGCTCATCACCCAAAGCCACGCTTTCCCAAAGAACAATGCAGATAACCTTTCCTTTAAGGTCATATTCCAGCATGAAAGACTGTAATGACCATCATTATGGACATGCAGATCACCACACTCCTTTTCGGTCATACCTTCCGGTCGTCTAAGAACTTTATTTGCTTCAGGAAATTGAATTGGTTCCATCGATCTATCCTCTTTCTCCGAATGGATACGGCCAGCTCGTCTCCGGCTCTTCATCGCCAAACGCCGGTGCAGCCGCCCGTGAGCAATGCGGATGTTGCAAAAGATTTTGTTCGAACAGTGCCAGCGTCCAGATCTGCCCGTTTGCCAGGTTGCAGGCCGGAGCGCTATCCGCCGCCCCGCCGTCCAGTATTTCGACCTTTTCCACGCCAGCATCTTTGTAACGTTCAGCGGTCGCCACATTCTGCGCACTTCCAAGTTCGGCGCGCGCCACGGTTTTTGCATACCCTTCATCCACCAGGATGTCACGCAGTCCCGGCTGGGTCGCATCTCCACGCACCAATTGATCGATGTCCCAGCCTTGCTCATTCGCATACTGCAAGGCTTGTTTTATATGCTCCCGCACCTCATCCTCGATCTCGCGGATATGGCTGGTGGATAATTTCAACGCCCGTGTCACAGCCGGGTCGGTTAAGTCAAACGCCTTCTCGATCCCCAGCGACACATTCCAGGAATTCCAGGATAGTTCGATCACCTCCACGTAATAACGCTTGATGATCGTCTCCAACTGTTTTTTGTCACCTGCCTCAAAGAGATCACTCACCGAAGGCAAATCTGCCTTCTGTCCCTTGCCTTCTGCCTTCTGCTTACCTGCTCGTTCCACCACCCGATCTGCCAACTGCGAAAAATACGCATCCACAGCAGCCACCATGCGTTTCGCAGTCTGATTCCGAATGCTCAACAACTGCCGCGAAACCGCACTCCCCTTCAACCGCCGCGACTTTTGACCTTTCGCCGGGTCTTGTCCCCTCTCCACAGCTCCCTCACCATTCGCCGGAACGAACTCAGTCGCCAGCGAAACGTAATAAACGTCATCACCAGGCAATGGTTTCATGCCCAGCATCTTCTTCATCTCGGCGCGTGTGATCGCTCCGCTTTTCCACAGCTCGTTCACACTCGTGCGCAGGTCTTTCTGAAGTTCCTGCAACGCCCCAACATGGCTGATGTCGAACTGAAGCGTGTAATTCTCCGGCAGGTTGAAATCATCCTTCAGCCCGTTATACATTTCGGAGGCAAACGACCTCCACAATGCCATCAACGTCTGTTCGGTAAATGCCTTGCGCGCCGCCGTATCGCCGTAATCACTGCGCTTCACGCCCACATTCAACCCAGCTACCGAAGGTGGCACATGGAAGTTTGCCGCAATGCGTGTCTCCGGCACATCTGCCAGAGAATCGCCAGCCAGTTTGTTCAGGTCATACCCCAATTGAGTCACTTTCATCCCAGCCGAAATAAACGCCGGTTGACCTTTGGAATGTTTCTGAATCCACTTCGACCCCATCGCATCAATCTCTTCCTGCGTGGAATCATCATCTTCTTCCAGGTTCACCACCAGCGGTGGCACTGCGTTATTCTTCAGTAGCGCATAAATATATGCAGAGGCTTCGCTATCCTTATTCACGTCCTGGGCGCATAAGGCAATCGCGCCAATTCCCTTGAAAGGATATTCAGGGTCGATCATCCATTTCCAATGGATGATGTCATCCTTCGGGATGATCGTCTTCTTCCCATCACCCGGATCGAATTCGTACTCGCGTACAAACCCCTCTTCCGTGTTTCGCCCCTGAATCGGCTCCATGTTCAAATCGCTATACGGGAACAAACCAATCACTTGTCGCTCGGAATTGCGAATCTTATGAATGTAACAATTCCCACCGATGGGGTTATAGGTAATAACAAACTGCAAAAACTCGGCCATGCCCATGTCGTCATTGGGCCGCTTCAGCAGCTTCATAAGTCGATGGTTGTAATCCGGCACAAACCGCCCTTCTTCTTCATACCCAACCATCAAAGGCGGCTCAGGGAATGTAAGTTGCAACGTGGTCGCACACGCGCTCACCGCTGAATTTTTCTTGTACCCCTCGCTTACCAGTTGCGCAGGGCTATATTTTGAAAACGCATAACGCGCCCACGCCGGTGCAAAAGAAAATAATTTCGCCGCCGCCTTGCGGAATAAGTTCTGGAACCAGTTCACATCACCCTGCTCTTTCGCTTGTTGCCGATCATCTCAAGTAGTTTGTTATAGGCGCTGCTGGCCGCATCCACCTGGTCATCGTATTTGCCGCGGTCGAAAGAAACGCACTCATCTATGAAAATCTCATTCCATGCGCCTTGAATCAGAAATACCAACTTCCCCTGGAATGCGGATTCGAGGGGTTCTGACCGCGTCGCCTTGTCACCAGTCACCGGCTCGAACTTCGCCGGATACCCCATCAACAACCGGTTCGTTGCCTCTGCCGAATCCTTCCCGGCTGAACCTGGGTCTTGCTGATGCCAGATATACACCCGCCCAAAATCCTCCGCATCCCTCTCAGCCGTCCTGCGCATCTTCTGGTCACGCTCATACGATGACCACTGTCCGCGCACAATATTGAGGATATAAAAAAAGCCATCTGAACAATAAGCCATCAACACACCAACCGTGTAATCGCCCTTGGTCGAATTCGCCTTATCCCAATAGCGCACAACGTACTTGATCGTCACGCCTTCAGGTATTTGGGCAACGACCTGGAACCATTCGCGTTTGTACTTCTGACCATCCTTGGCAAATGGCGATTGTTGATATAACGCTTCGAAGTCATATAAGCCAATATCCGCGCGGGTCGATTGTAGAAAATTTGAGTCATACCATTGCGGGCACAATGCCTCACCAGGCTTGCGCCCCAATGAATCTGCGAGAGGCAGGTAAATACCATCCCGCATCATTTTGCGTTGTTTCTCGGCATCAGTAGGATAACTTTCCAACGCGAGGCCCGGCATACACACGATCTCATACTGACTTGCCAGGGGATTATTGACCATTCGTTGAATCAAGCGGCCCGCCAGGTCGTCTGGGTGCCAGCGCGTATGGAAGATCACTATCGCGGCATTTGGTCGTAAACGGGTTCGAGCGGCGCTTTTGAACCAGTCATCCACAAGTTCACGCCTCGAATCGCTTTCCGCCTCTTCGCGGTTCTTGAATGGGTCGTCCACAATGAACAGGTGCGCAGGCAAACCTGTAATACCGCCGCCCACACCTGCGGCTTTCACACCACCGCGATAGGGCTTTGCCAGGTCCCAGTTCTCGGTCGAGCGCGAATCGCTGCTCAACTCCACCGGCATCATCTTGTTACTTTTCGTGCCAAAGATCGCCTGATACTCCGGCGCGGTAATCTGATCACGAATAAAACGACTGTGCCTGGTCGCCAGGCTGTCGCCATAGGATGTCAAAATCACGTGGCTGTCAGGCATAATGCCTAACAACCAGGCGGGAAAATTGCGGCTTGCAATCTGACTCTTGCCATGCTGGGGAGGCATGAAGATCATCAAACGACCAATCCCCTTTTTGCCGCCGCTGTAAATGTACAGCGCCACCTGCTGAAGCTTTGCCGCCAGCAATTGCACATGCGGCGGCGTCTCGTAGCGCGGGTCAACATACTGGCAATAGGCCAGGAAGTTTTTACGCGCTTTAGCTCGCAGTCGCTTTTCTTCACTCGCCTCGCGCGGGCTGATGATCGCAGGGGCATAACTATGAAGCATTATTTACCCTCCGACGATTCTTCATCTTCATCATCATCGTCAGAAGAC